GGATCGCTGAAAGGAATTGCAAAAACCAACCTTGAAGAAAGTTTTAAAAAAGCGATGCAGGAGAAAAGCCAAATCGTACTCGAAGAGGGTTTAAAGCCATTCCTATTGACTATTCCGCCGGAACAGGCTCAAATGTTACTTATGTCGGAGTTTACCGTAACGGACGTTGCCCGGTGGTTTAATCTACCTGAACATATGTTGAATAATCTTAAAACATCGACTAATAATAATATCGAGTTTCAAGGACTATCATTCACGACACACAATGTTCGCCCCCGGATAAGGCTTTACGAACAGGAATTTAATTGGAAACTGCTTTATAATTCACCGGAATATTTTACAGAATTCAATATGAATGCGCTTTTAAGGGCTGATTTGATGACAAGATTCAATGCTTATTCTCTTGCAATTCAGAACAGAATCATGAATCCGAACGAGGTTCGCCAACTTGAAAGCATGAATCCTTACGAGGGCGGAGATAATTACGAAAATCCGAACATAACGCCTGGTAAAACTGGAACAAATGGAAACTCAACAAAAACAGCGCAAAAGGAAGCGATTGAAATTGATTGAAAAGATAATATTCACAGAACGAGGCAGAATTGTCGAGTTTGAAAAATATAATGGCAATGGAAAAACAAACGAGATACACATTAGGAAATCTTAGGGCAGAACCAAAACAGGGTGAGCCGATCGAATTTATAATCAGCGACGAAACAAGGGACAGGCACGGCACTGTCTTACTTGCTGCTAACTGGAATTTTGATAATTACCAAAAGAATCCTGTTGTCGGCTATCAGCACAATATTTGGGGTGGCAGTTGGTTTACTGATCCGAACCCTGACATGATCATTGGAAAGGCTGAGATTTTCCAGGAAGGCACACAGACAATCGGGCGTGTGTATTTCGAGCCAAAAGAAATCAATGAATTATCCTGGAAAATTGAGGAGAAGGTACGTTTCGGGAGTTTGAGGGCTACATCCGTAGGATTTATGGAAATCGGCGAAGGTGAAACAAAAAAAGACGAAAACGGAATTTCAACATATTATTTCGCCGGTCAGGAACTCGCAGAGTTTTCCATCGTTAATATCCCCTCAAATCCGAATGCTGTAAAACGAACCATTGAAGATGGTTACAAATCAAACATTGAAATCCTGCGTGGACTTTTGGGTGGCAACCTCACGGATGAGGATATAAAGAAATTAACCCTTATCGGATTGCTTGAAATGCTTACGGGTAAAAAAGATATTGATCCAAAAGAACCCATTCAACAAAAAACATTTGAGGAGATCAGGGAAGAAATAAGGATCAGGGAATTGAAATTAAAATTATTAACACTTTAAAATTTAAAACAATGAATCAGACAGAAATGTATAAGAAAAAAGCAGATTTAAAATATCAGCTTGATCTTAAATTGCAAAAGGCTACTGATGAAAAGCGAGCCTTGAATGCGGAGGAACTTGCAGCCCTTGAAGCAGGGTTCACCGAAATTGAAAACATTCAGAAAACAATTGATGCTTCAATAAAATTGTCACAAATCGAAGCGGACAAAAATGAGCCCTTTCTTGATCCGAAAGGAAATCCTACTGGAATGAAGAAGGGAGATGTATCAAACGAGCGTGCTATCGCAATGGATAAATGGATTCGTAAGGGAGCGAAAGCACTTGATCAAAAGGAGATCAGTTTATTGGGTGTGAAAAAAGACAAGGACGATGAAGGTCGGGTTGGCACATCAATTCCGACAAACATTCGTGCAACGAACTCGGTTGTTCTCAACCCTACCTATGTTCAGGACATTGAATTGAGCCGGATTTTTACAGAAACCAAAAACGCTTATGGTGGATGGCTTGAACAGGTGACTGAGGTAAATACAGATTCCGGCAGAACCTTGTATATGCCGTATACAGACGACGCCGGTAATATCGGGACAATCGAAGCCTACGGGACAGATATTGTAGCAAGTTCTACCGATGTTACGTTAGCAAGGCAGCAGCTTGACAGCTATCCAATGAGTTCACAGGGGATCAAAGTTGATTGGGATGACCTTGAAGATTCGAGCCTTGATATGAATGAATGGCTTATGCGCCCCCTGATGACCAGGCTACTGCGTGTTGTTTCATATTATGCAACTCTCGGTACTGGAAGTTCACAGCCGCTCGGAATTGTGAATGGTTCAAAGAGGGCTGAATTGTATCAGAAGGGTGTAACCCCGACCCAAACAGATTTAAACAATCTGCTAAAAGCTGTGAATTACGCTTATCACCAGGGTAAGAATTCAGGATGGATGTTCAATTCGACAACCATGTTTGATCTGATGGCTGTGGTACAGAGCACGACCTATAATAATTCTCCGCTGTGGGCGCCCGGCTTATCAGCCGCTGCACCTTCGACACTACTTGGGAAAAAATACACGATCAACAATCAGATGGCTTCAAAGGGAACCGGAACCATTTGTATGCTATTTGGTGATTTTTCCTATTTCGTTCAGCGTTATGTGGGTAGCCCTAAGTTGATCAGGCTTGACGAACGGTATGCTGAACTTGGGCAGGTTGCCTTCTTCTATATTTGGCGGACAGATAGCGAGTATAAGATTCCGAAAACTTCTACTTACTATCCTGTCGGACACCTTGTAAGCATTGCCACTTAACCTTTAAAGTTATGGCTAAGCAATTAAAAAAAAGTACCGGAGATGATTCTCCGGTACTTTCTCAAACGTTGACGATTGAGTTTTTCTCTGATACTTATTATGAAGGATTGCCGCCTTTTTCTCCTGGAATTCAGGAAATAACACTCGAAGTTTTTAAAAAAATAGAAGGCAAAGGCACTTACAAAATCATTGAAAAATGAATTCGGCGCTTAAAATCGTTTCTGTGGCTGCGAGTACAGCTATAAGCCTTTCAGAGGCTAAAAATCATCTAAAAGTTGAAAATACTGCCGATGATGATTTGATAACGATTTTAATAAAAGCTGCACAAGACGAGGTTGAGTCATTCACGAATCGAACACTGATAGCAACTACATTTGATTTTCAGTTAATGAAATTTCCTGATTGTTGCATTGAATTGCCGGTTGCGCCGGTCGCTTCGATTACCTCAATTAAGTACTACAATACCGAAAACAATGAACAAACGTGGAGTTCGGAAAATTATTTTTACTCAATTTCAGAAATACCGTTTAAAATACGGTACGTTGATTCGATTCCCGAAACGTATCCAGACAGATTCGATGCTATCAATGTTCGATTTGTTTCCGGTTATGAAAATGCAGCCGCTGTACCCGACGCCTTGAAACAGGCAATTCTTCTACTTATAGGAGATATGTATGACAACAGAGGCGATGCGCCGAGAGAGCGTTTTACTATGTGGAAAATGTTAACTTATCCTTTCAAATTATTTTGAGCGAAACGATAAAAATAGGCGAACTTGACCGGCGGATTCTATTCCAAAACCCGGTTGAAACAAAACAATCGAACGGCGAATTGCTTATTTCATGGAATTCGCACGGTTACCGGTGGGCGAAGGTTGAGCCGTTCATGGCTACCGAAATCAATGAGAATGAAAGATTGTCGGTTTATTCAAAAGCAACATTCACCGTAAGGTATGATTCTGCCTTGAATGAAAAAATGCGTATTTATTTTGACGGGAAAATTTACAACATTCAGGGATATACGGAAATCGGCAGAAGGCAATTTATGACTATCGAAGCCGAAACAAGGCAGATTGCCAACGCATTAACAGCGGACGATTCGAGTTTGACCGTAGATTCAACACTTTTAAAAACAGATCAGGAATGGCAGTAATAGACATTGACGTAGGATCAGTTGCCAACGATGGCACTGGGCAGACCTTAAGGGCAGCATTCCAGCGAGTCAACTCTAATTATGATGAGTTCTATTCTCAAACATCTGGAACAATTATCGCAAAGCAGGCTGAAATTACACCAGCTGGTAGTGTTCCAACTATTGAAGAAATCGAAGCGGTTACAACTGTAAAAGCGGAGGATTCTCGGTCTTGTTTATTTATTTTGAAGGATTTGAGAAATTCCAAAACATGGCTCTGCATATCCGACGGAACTAACTGGCAATTGCAATCAATGACTAAAATTACTGTCTGATGGCACTTGGGACGGCAATATATTCCAAATTAAGGGGAAATGCGACAATATTAAGCACTTTCGCAGATCGGATATTTCCGATTGCGCTGCCTCAGAATACTGACTTACCTGCTATAACATATCAGCAAACCGGACTATCTCAGAACGACACAAAGTCGAATTTTTCAAACGTATGGAACGAAAGACAGGTTCAGATAGTTGTTTTTACCACAACGGCGGCGACGGTGGAATTGTATTGTGATTTGATTGAAACGGCAATGGTTAGAAATCTCGAAACGGCAGGATCGGAAACTTTCAAAAAGATTCAATTGACCGATGTGAGTTGGGAATTCAATCCAGACTTCACCCTTCAAGGTGATCAAAAGGGGATAGGAATTTATCTTGGAATAATGAATTTTAACATAGTAACGACATGAGGGTAATTATCATAAAATCATTTGAGGTTTGGAAAGGGAAAATTCTAAAGCCCGGAACGGAAATAATTGATATTGACGATCCAATTGCTAAAAGAGCTATTATGAACGGCTATGCTAAACCTGTTGAAAAAGAAGACATCGAAAAGTTTAAAAATACGGAATTAAAAAAAGTAAAAACAAAAAATAAAAAGGAGGAAACAAAATGAGTGTAATGACAGGAGTAATTAATGGCACTTCGGTTGGCTTGTATGTCAATAGCATTTTGATTGCATACGCAAAAACAGCGACGTTCCAAAGAAGTGTGAATATGATTGACACAACGACAAAAACCAGTGCCGGAGTTGCCGGTTCAAAACCAGGACTACGTTCGTGGACTTGCAATATTGACGGGCTGGTTGCTTATGATTCGTCGGCAAATGCGGAATTCCTTGACGGACTGGTAACGGGGAGAACACTTTGTACGATCAAGTTCAAACCAACAGGCACTGGGAAAACCGGCAATGCTCAATGGGTTGGAAATTGCTATATTGATTCGTTTGAAGTATCTGCGCCTATGGAGGATGCAATGACATTTTCCGCTTCGTTTACCGGCGACGGCGAGTTGACCATTAGCGATATTACATAGCAAATGAAGGTAAATCATTTTGCCGAATTAAGCTATCGGACAATTTTCGGTAAAAGGAAAATTGGTCTTTTGTTCGATATGTATGCCTGGTTTATGTTTTGGCAAAATTCGGAAGATAAAGAATTTAATCTTCAGCAATTTCTTTATGCGGCATATATATCATGGTCAAAGGATACCGGAAAAAGGATCAGGTTTGACGAAGACAAGTTCAATCAGCTTTTGAAATTTGCGCCACACTTTGAAGTTGAGCGGATCAATGAGGTTTTGACCGAAAGCTCAAAACATATTCGGGACATAAACGAAAAAGCACAAGAAGAGTTAAAAAAAAAGTTAGCCGTGATGACATAACGGAGTTGGCTTTTGGCGAAATCGGATTAACCCCGCATGAGTTTTGGCGTATGAGTTTAAATGAATTCAAATCAACTCAGCGGGGTTTTTTTGAGAAAAAAAAACAGGAATATCAGGCAAAATGGGAAC